AATATTGTCATGAGTAAAAGGTAAGGTAGCACTATTAGCATCTTGCGTTACTGTTGTTGCTAGAGATACAGTATTGTTCGTTGCTATTTGAAATACTCTTATCTTTTGATGTTCAAGAGAAATGATATATCTTTCATCATCAGAAAAAATAAAAGGTAATAATCTATGTTGCTGTACTTTAGAGGTATCAATACTTGTATCGAACTCAAATAGTTTTGATAAACCAGCTCTTTTTATTACACCACCTTCTGCTCTCAAAAAAAAGTTCTCAATCTTTTGAGCAGAGTTATTATATACTCTTGTATCTGTTCTTGATATAAGACTAGGACTTATTTCTCCAAACTGAAAGTTAGTTAGAGGAACTTTTGCTTTTCGCATTAACTCCTCCTTTCAGCAATAAATCTTGTCGAAACTAGCTTCCGTGTTGTTTGTTGTTGTGAATCTACACTTCGAGCTTTCATCATTGCTCTGTCTGCAAGCGCAGACATTTGTGTAACCATTGTTGCATCTCTTGCAATCGATGATGCAAATGCCAATGCCAAAGCATATTGTAATGCTACTGTAAAATATGCTGGAAAGTTTTCTTCAGTCTGTCGAAATGTATAATCGGCTATAACAGTATCTGCTTGATCTGTATCAGCATACACCATATCACCATATATCTGATATTCTACAAGATTATCATTTACAGTTATTGCATGAACTATCAGATTATCATTTGGTAATTGATACGCAAAATCATATCTGCCTGTTGGTGCATCAGTTAATCTATTTAAAACTCTTTGATCTGTAGCAAATCGCCACCTACAGTTTTGTAATGCAGAACGGCAGATGTCCTCATAAAGATTTGAAGCTACCAAAGATTCTGTTGAGCCATCTGTAAAAGAGGTAATCGGTTCAGCTCCGATCAGAATCAATGCTCGACTACAAATATCAATCGAACTATCTGCCGCTGTGCTAGACATTATTAATCGCCATCTGTTTGTGCGATTACTTGACCATCTGATATATCAACAACTGATCCATTGTTTGATACACATACACACCAATGATGTGTCGGTGTATTGCTATCGTGGACTAAAATAACATCTCCAACTCTAATCATGTTTACGGCATCATTAAAGTAACCAGCGTTATTAACAGTTCCAATAGCATCAGTTGTTGTATAGGAGAATGTTCTTTTGTTTGAACTCATTGAATCCAATGATAAACCAGCGGCACTATAAGCCATATTAATACCTCCTATGTATTGTTATCTAAGAGTTCATAGACACCATTGTCATCAATAACAACAGCACCCATAGACATCATAGATGTTGCAAGATGTGATGCTCTTTCAGCAATATAATTTACTTCTGTCTGAACATCAGAATTAACACCAAGACCAACAGCAGTTGTATGATATGCCATGTTCTTTCCAGCCGTGATAGCCGCAGTTGAAAAGATCTTGAATCCAAGAAATTCTTTCATAGTCATACCACCAGCAAATGGTAGATTTTGCTCACCAACAAAGTCAGATGATGCAAATTCATTTATGTTAAATAAATCAGCATATCCTTTTGGGTGCATAGCAATATATCGACCACCATCTTCAGGAATGTTAGCTGTACCAAATGTCTCAAATGCAGATAGCAAATCAGCTTTTCCAACAGCAGAGTTTGTATCATGTAATTGAGTTGAGTTAGCACCACTATCCATTGCTGTATAAATGATAGTATCGGTTTCTCTACCAAGAGCCGCCGCCGCAGAAGTTGCAACAGCTTGTCTTTCGTTGATATTGGTTTTTAGCTCGTCCAATTTGTCGATATAATCAGCGGCATATTTGTCACTCATTGTTGCTTCGACATTTGTGTGTGCTAATTCCATCGGCGTAATCAAGCCATTTCGTGACTTGGTTGTAGCCGCACCAGTTCCAATCTTCTGAAAACGAACTGTGTTTCCAGTTACATTGTTTGCTTGGCGTACAGTATTTCTTAGCTTTGATCCCATACGTTGATAAGCAAGATGCACTTCAGATTCGAACTGTTTGATAAAGGCAGTATCTATTGTATTTGCCATTATTCAGCTCCTCTAAGTTAAGTTACAATTTACGCTTCCGATTGTCCTTTGCATTTGTCATAAAAGTTATCCATATAGGGCTTCTCTAATGCAGTACGGGTCTTTCACTTAACTTACTATTACACTCAATTCTCTCAGGATTGCAATAAAAAACTCTCAAAAACTCGTATTCATCTACAAAATATTGTTGTTTTTCTATTTCAAACCCTATCCATTGTAGCCATTTAATAGTTTTTTCATGATCTACTGGTACATAATTTTCAACATAATCATATTCATAAGATAAAAATCTGAGTATCAGTTTGCTATATTTATAAAAAGATTTTGCAATATTATCTATATCATCAGTTCCAAGAAACCATATCTTGCCACGATAGTTGTAATCATCTAATGGTGTTACACCACACATGGCAACTGGTTTCTGTTTGTGTGTGATTGTAAATCCTTTTGACCCATCTTCTACAAAAGGCACATGGAGTGCTACTTTGGGTGTAACCCCAACCAATGCACACTCCCTAATATCAGGTAAACGCATATTATCGACAATAATATCAACATCAGAAATAACACATGGTCGAAACTCAAGATTACCTCTTCTGATGTATGTCAATACTTTATCGGTTTCTTTACTTTTTTCTTAGCCATAGATCTTCCTAAATCCTTCATCTACTTTACGCACAAAATCCATATCTTTATTATGACCATAATATCGAGGATCTTGCATCATTTCTTTTAGTTTTGCTTCATTCAAAACTTGTACTGGTTGTGTTCCATCTAAAAATGGTGTTTGTTGCATTTGTGCCATGAGTAACTCAACAACTTGTATACCTTCTGATGTAGAACAAAAGTCATCTATTGTTTCTCTTAAATGACTTTCTTGTGGAACAATCTGATCTACAAACAATCCAACAGCTTCTATTCTTTCTTCTGCATGATCTCCTAAATCAGCAATCTCAGCATCAGCATCATAGTCAGCTCCAATCTGCTCACCAAACATCTCAATGCCTTTTTCAAATTCATCTTGACTCATACCAGAGCTGTAACAATGATCGGCCCACCAATCGAGCATAGGGTTATCTTGTGCAAGTTCTGGATCAAGAGATTCAGGCAAAAGATAATCACCAGCACTTTCTGGTCTATCAGCATACGCTTCATTTTCTATCTCAGCTAATACTTCATCTCTTATTGTATCTCTACTTTGTCCTATCTTTGATTCAAGATTGTGATATGAGTTAGCAAAATCTTCTGGACTTTTAAACTTTTCAGGCAACCACTCAGGTCTTTCTCCCATAGAGTTTACTGGTTGTTCTTCACTTGTTGTTTCACGTGAAACATTTTCTTGAACTTGATCTTCCATTATCAACCTTTCCTTGTTTTATGACCATGTTGTATACGTCTTTCTATCAATCCAACAATATATCGCTGACCTTCTGCATGACGTAGGGTATCATTAGTAACTGCTGATCCATGAACAGCTTCTATTGTTACACTTCTTAAATATTGCAATACAGCTTGACCAGTTGGTGATGAAAAGAGGTGTGTAAAATTTAAAGATATCTCTTCTTCTAAATTTTTATTTCTTGGGAATCCATCTAGTCCAGTTACTTGTGGATTATCAGTTTTGGTTAGTTTGTTCATTTGGCATCATTCCTTGTTGGTTTTGCATCGCTGTCTGCATTTGTTGTGCTACTCGTATTATCTCTTTTCTTTCTTCTAGATCTCTTACTAAATTATCAGGAACACCAAACTTCTTTGCTAAATATGTAGCTGTTTGTTCTGAGTTAATAAGAATGTTTGTAAGTTCTTGACCAAACCTTGCTTGTGTAAGTTCAAGAAATCTAGCAACACTACTAATATCAGCATTAGCTTGTGCTTGTGATAATGGTGAAACAGATCGAACTTTTACTTGTCTACCATTAATTACTGGTATTTTTATTCTGTTTTGTTTTTTAAGAATGTGAACAACTCTCTGTAATACTGGCTGTACTAATTCTGCTTGTAATCTTCCAAAAGCAGATCCAATACGTCTACTAAGATCAGCCATTCTTTCTGCTATCTCAGTAGCTGTAGCTGGTGTTCTATCTGGATTACCAAGCATATCATTATATAATGCTCTCTTAATATTTAATCGCATATCTGAAAGAATGAGATTTGCTACATCAAATGATCCAGCGGCTTGAACTGGTTGTAACCCAGCAGAGTTTGGTGCTTTAGGTATAACAGTTCCAGGCACTAAGTTTATTGTATCTGGATTAATAACACCATCATCGTCCATTTGA